GTTTGCATTTAATTACACTTTCCCGCCGTCTGGTATTGCCACATGGCCTTGGGCATTCTGGGTCAGAAAACCCTGCTTAACAAGCGTTTTCAGGCTGCGTCTGGCGGTCTGGGAACGGGTATCGCGGTCGTCTGTGTTGTTCCGATCCATCTTGCTGATGGCCGCCGCGACCAGTTCGTTGACGGTAAGGGGTTCCGGATTTAACGCCAAGATGGTAGTGGCCGTCTTCAGAACCAGCTTGGTAACGTCGCCCTTTGGACCCTGCGACGCCGCCACAGATGCCCGGCTGCTGTCCGTGTAGTCCACCACGCAGGTCGTCTCGTCGTCACCGTCCTCGTCCTTGCCCACCACCAGGGTGCGCAGCCTAAAACCGTAATCAGCGCCGTCGGCCCCGCCCTTCATCTTGGTGACGGTGGCAACCCTGTCCTGGTCGGCCCGGATGATCTCAAACTCGAAGTCGCAGGCAGCCCGCAGCCCTGACCAGCCCCGCGCGCCCCGGCTCTCATCCTTGCCGCTGTGGTGGATCAGGATGACCATGGCGCCCGTGAGCCGAGTGATCTCGCGGCAGTAGGCCAGTACCTTGCCCATGTCCTCGCCGCTGTTCTCGTTGCCCCCGGCCATGACCTGGGCCAGCGTGTCCACCACCACGATGTCAAAGTGCCCTTTGAGGCGCATCTGCTTGATCACAGCCTTGACATCAGCCACCTCCAAGAAGTTGGGTGCGACGTCGATGAACGCCATGGGCAGCCCGGCCAGTGGCACGGCATTCGCGAGGGCGTAGGCCTGCACGCGCTTGCGCATGTCTTCCTGGCCCTCGGCGGCGATCCAGCACACCTTGGCACCCGACACCTTCAGGCCGCGCCAGGTGCTGTGCTTAATCTCCTTGCCCTGGGCCAAAACCTCCTTGATCTGCTGCGCGGTAAAGGCACGCGATACAGCGGCCATCAGGTCGAGCACAAAGAAGCTCTTGCCGGAGCCACTGGCGCCGTATATCACGCCCAGATTGGCGTTGGGTATCAAGCCCTTGACGATCCAGCTCGACTTCTGCCGCTTCGCAAACTCCTCGGCGGTCTTGAGGGCAAAGCGCTCCTCATGGACCGCCGCGACCTTTTTTGCCTCAACCACCTCGGTGGTCTCGGACAGGTCGTCAAACTCTGAGAGCACGTCGGTGGGCGTGGTGGCCTTGGGCTTGGCCTTCTGGCAGTGCTCAAGCCACAGGTACTGCAGCGCCCGATCGGGGTCCTGGCGGCGGTGGGCCAGCGCGATGTCCATCACCGGCTGGCTGGCCGCCAGGATGCTCAGGACGGTGGCGTCGTCGTAGCCCGCGCTGTAGAGGTGGACGCCCGCCGCGTGTAGCGCGCCGGATCTGTCCTGCACGTCGTCACTTGGTCCGTGCAGCAGCAGCTCGCGGGTGGCCTCGGGAATGGGCATCTCAGCCACGTCGGGCAGCGCCAGCTCGCTGACCAGCTCGGGCATCTCAATGGGTATGACGTTGGCGGTGGGCAGGCTGGACTTGCGCATGCCGTCGAACAGGGCCTGCAGTGCTTGGGGCTGGGCGGGCACCATGGGCCGGGCCAGCTTGGTGTCGCCGGTGATGGTCAGGAAGCGCGGCGTGTGGCCGCTGTAGACCTCAATGCCGATGTCGTGGTTGTTCCAGTCGGTATGGAACTCACCATGGGCCAGTATGCGCAGGCCGGTGCCGCTGGGGCTGATCTCGGTGTAGCTGCCCATGGTCTCCACGATGGCCTTGGCCCACGGCGCGATCTGGCCGTCCTGTCGGCAGTTGTCGAGGTCGATGCCCACCACGCCGGTGAGGTCGGTCAGGACCAGCCCGAGGCCCGAGTAGCGCGTGGGGTTGAGGGACAGGACCTTGGCCGCGGTGTCGAAGTCGCCCCAGTCGGCCACCTTCTTGGTGGACAGGCCGTAGTGCTGGGGGCTGCATGGGATCTTGTCGTACTTCTGGCGGGACTCGTTCCAGATTGCTTTCCAAACGGCCCACCGGCGCATGGCCTTGAGTTCTGGGGGTATGTTGGCGCCGTTGAATACCCTGCCGATTGGGGGTAGCTTTGGTGTAGGTTGGGGCATTGGTTATCCGTGTGTGCTATCCAGGTAAGGAACAACGGCGGGCCTGGATAAGGTGCGTTCGGGCGCGTGATCAGCGCGCCCTAGCCGGGTTCTCAGTCAGTGTATCAGAACGCCTCTGGCGGGGACAGCAGCTCGCGCAGCTTGGGGCTGACCAGCAGCGCGCGGGGGACGCCCGTGGCCTGCTCGATCTCCACCACGCGCTCTGCGGGGGCGTATCCCCTGCGCAGCCACGAGCTGATGTTCTGCTGGCTACACCCGAGCAGGTCGGCCAGCTTGGCCTGGCTGCCCGCCGCGTAGCACGCCTGCTCTATGCCGGTCACCCCAGAACCTTGCGCGAGCTGTTGGCCAGCGTGAGCACAGTGCGCTTGTACAGGCTCGGTGGGATGGTGGCCGGTGTGTCCACGAACACGCGCTCCTTGAGATCGGCCTGGGTGCGGTGGAAGCACTCGGGGTACTGGTCGCGCAGCGCGATGGTGTAGGCCTCAAGGCGGGGGTTCACTTCCTTGTAGGTGTTGCTATCGCGCACGTCGCTGAGGTCACGCAGTTGTTGGCGCTGGGCATCGGTAAAGAGTATCATTTTAGTTTGCTTTCAGGTTTAGGACAATTTTCGGGGGGCACTACTACACACCAGACAGCCTGCAGCGGGCTGCTTGGCGTGCGAAGCCATCGGTCTATGTAGGCGTCTGGCATATTCTTCACCGCGAACTGCACAGTGAATCTGCTCAGCTTCAGTTCGTCGGTTATCTCTTTCGTCGTCAGCCCGTCGGGCTTTGACCGGAGCAGCGTTCGTATCGCGTGGTGATGCGACTTCACTTCATGTCTTCTTTCTCCTTGTTGCGCTTGGGCAGCGGCAGCCACCCAAGGCACCACTCATTACCCCAAAAGCCGACAATGCACACCCCGCCACGGGTGAGTATCAGCAGCTTGGTGTCTATTGGGGGTGTTGGGTCACCGGCATGGGGGTAGAGAAACTCCTTGCCGTCGGCGAAATAACGCTCAGTCATTCTTCAACTCCGATACTTTTACATTTATGAAAAGGCATAACCCTACCCAGCCATCCAATGTATTCGCCGCATCGTTGGCAGCAATAGGAGGGGTATTTCATGTGTTCTTTCTGTAGTTAGCCCAAAACATCATCAGTGCCCACCAGCCCGAGCCAATAAATCAAACGACAAAAACACATTGCAGCAAGTAGCATGATGTTCTCCACAATAGCCCATTCATAGTCGGTCATGTGTTCCCCCTTGCTCGGATGGCTTGAATAGCGTATTTAAGTTCGTCGTGTCCTTCACAAACCTGTGCACAAGCCTCGCGCTCATCGGCGCGGATGAGTTCGGCGAAAATTGCTAAGTTGATTGCGTCATGGTCAAAAAGAGTTGCTTGATCTCTTAGTTCTTTGTCTCGTTCGTTCATGTGTTCTTCTCCTTTGATTTAGCCAGTACGACGCGGGCAAATGCAATCTCTCTTTCGGTAAAACCGCCGGTATAGAACGTATTTGCAAGTTCCAACAATTCATTGCGTGTCAATTCTCCGGTCAGCCCTACCCACGGGCGTTGGGGTGGGGCGGTGTAAAGGGGTGTAATAGTTTCACCGACAGACGGTTCTTCAAAATGCAATTCTTGTTCACCGTTTTCAAACTCAACAACCCACGCCATCGGCTCCTGCGCTGGCTGTGCTGGCTGTGCTAAGGCTCTGTCAATAATTGAAATCATTTTTCCTGCGCTGACAGGTCGGTCAGCGGGACGCTCTGCAATCCAGTCACGCGCCAGCTTCAATGCTTCGTCTTTAGTCATGTGTTCCCCTCTTTTAGCCATTGCTGAATGCGCTGAAATGCGACCAAGTAGTTACCGTCCTCGGCAAGCCTTGCGGCTTCCAAAAACTGATCGTCCGTCAGCTCTACCCACGGGCGAGGCCCCTGCGCTGGCTGTGCCAAAACGTCAATCACATCTGACAGCAATCTACGCAATGGATCCACAGGATCAAGCATTGCCCATTCTTCTGCAATACGTTCTTTAAGTCGTTCGTTCATGTGTTCTTCTCCTTCAAGGCTTTCTCAATGGCTCGGGCACGTCCCCCTGCTGTGAGGTAGCTTTCTAAAATTTCTTCACGCTCTTCATCCGTCAGCCCTACCCACGGGCGCTTTGGTGGGGTGGTGTAAAGGGGTGTAACGCCTTCAAATGGGTCGTGCGTAATCATCCCATGCTTGTCATACCACGCCTCCGGCTCCTGCTCTGGCTGTGCTAGGGCTTTGCTTGATGGATAGGTGTGACCGTTGATGCACTTGTCATTGCCGTCTGGTCGCCGTTCACGTTGTACACCCTTTGCTCCGCATTCAGGGCAGTACCCATACACCGCCACAGGCTCCTGCGCTGGCTGCACTGGCTGCGCTGCTTTCCAATCAGCTACAAAGTCAATTGCTTGCAACCCATACTCATCCAGTATTGCTTTAATGCCTGCCCACTCCGATGGCGGCTCCTGCACTGGCTGTGCCTTCTTGTCATCATCAGGGTATTTTTTATCCCAAGACCCGTTTGCCTTGGCTCCCGCAATGATT